AACAATATTTATTTTTATAATATCCATAAATATACCAAAAATTAATTACTAAAAATGTCATAATTATTATTATTGAAAAAATTATTCGTTTTATATCGTTTGACTCTATAATAAGTAATTTATTATAAAATATATTTCCACCATACGTTATTATACTAACAATAGGTATTTTATCAATTAAATTGGTTATCAATGTAGGATTTGAATGATGTAATAATAAAGTAAATATTAGTAATGTAAATAAACCTGAATAAATATAATAATTATAATAAAAAGAAATCAATATGTTTGACAAAAATACTGCGCACGAATAATAACAAATTAATGACCCTTTTTCCTTTTCCTTTCCTTTCCTTTCCTTTCCTTTCCTTTTCCCTTTCCTTTCCTTTCCTTTTCCCTTTCCTTTCCTTTTCCCTTTCCTTTCCTTTTCCCTTTTTATTCATATTATATATTTATTGAAATTAATAATTAAATATTTCTATTAAATCATATATACATATATCTTAATGCCATCATTTAAACCAAAAGCAAATAAAAAAATAAAATTGTGTAAAAAATATACATCTACTCTCGATGGTAAACATAAAGAGTTTGTCAATGATTTTTTTAAAGATGAATTTGATATTATTCCAAAACTGAAAGAAGAAAGATATAGCCTAAATAAACAACTTGAAATTGAAAAACATCTAAATATTGAACAAATTATGGAAATTAAAGATCGCATCAAAGAAATTAATGAGAATATAAAAGAATTAAAATACAAAAAAAATAATTATTTTCTTGATAATTCTAAATATATTTTCGAATATTTTGAAAATAAAAAAAATATAAATAATGTTGAAGAAACCAATAAAATTATTACTTCCAAAAATCAATTACTTTTTAACATTTTTAAGATTAAACAAGACGATCAAGAAAAAGAAAAAAATAATAATGAAAATAAGAATAAAAATTTAGTACAAAAATATTTAACTAATGTTGATGAAAGTTTTTTAGATATTAATACATATGTTAGAGAAACCGACATTTGTCAAAACTGTTTTAAAGGAGAAATGATACCACTTGATGATGAGGGTGTAGTTATTTGTAATTTATGTGCTGTAAATATTCCATACTTAATTGAAAATGAAAAACCAAGCTATAAAGAACCACCTAAAGAAGTTTGTTTTTACGCTTATAAAAAAATTAATCATTTTAAGGAAATATTAGCACAATTTCAAGGAAAGGAAACTACTCAGATACCAGATGAAGTCGTTGAACAAATTCAACAACAAATTAAAAAGGAAAGAATTGGTATTGAACAACTAACACATTGTAAAACAAAAGAAATTTTAAAAAAATTAGGATTTAATAAATATTATGAACATATCGCATTTATTAAAAATAAAATCGGAATTAAACCTACTGTTTTTAGCCCTGAATTAGAAGACACATTGTGCAATTTATTTATGGAAATTCAAGCCCCATATGCTAAAACTTGCCCTGATTATCGTGTCAACTTTTTGAATTATTATTATGTGCTTTTTAAGTTTTGTGAGCTTCTAGAAGAAAACCAATTTTTACACGATATTCCGTTATTGAAAGATCGTGAAAAACTTATTGAACAAGATGAAACTTGGAAGAAAATGTGTGTTGAATTGAATTGGGAATTTATTCCTACTGTTTAATTTATGGTCTTGGCATATTTGCTTCACTTATTTCCCTTTGCTCTATATACGCTAATGGATTAATTTCTTCTTCTGTTGTAAATCCTTTCCCGCCTTGTTGTCTTCTATTTCTTCTCATTTTTCTTGAAGACCTTCTATTTTTATTAGAAGTTCTTCTTTTTGATTTACGTTTTCCACCAAATGACCCACTTAAGTTGTTGGGTGTTCCGGAAATATCTGGAACATAATCATTTTCTTCAGACATTGTGCTAATTCTAGGTCGTTTAGTAGGTGTGCTATATATCTCTAAATCATTATCTGCCCTAATGGTTGCCATCATTTCTTGAGCTGTTTGTTTTTCGTTATAAAAAGGTGAACTTGTTGGTGGGTCTATAGCGTTTCTAAAAATCTCTACAGACATTCTAGGATTATGTTGAAATAAATATCCTATATCAGCTTCTGTAAACCCTAAATCTAGCAATGCTTGTCTATCATCTTCACCAAACCCACCTCTCATTTTTCTTGAAGACTTTCTATTTTTGTTATAAGTTCTTCTTCTAGTTTGTCTTCTATGTCTAGCCATAATATATTATATTGGTATTAAAATATATTATTCTATATTATTCTATATTAACCATTTAAAGCTTAATTAACATATTATGCTTAAAGACCACCAGGAAATCCGACTAAGTTGGCTCCAATACCAAATCCGGCACCCGACCTAGCAGTCACTCCCATCGAAGGAATATATGTATCCAATATGGCGAATGTAGCAGCAGCGGTCAAAGCAATTAAAGCAATTTCTTCAAGATTCAACGAACGTTTGGGAATGGCAAATGCAGCAATTGCAACCATCAAACCTTCAATCAAATACTTGATAACACGCTTAATTAGTTCAGTAATATCAAAGACACCCATCTTTATATAAAATAATAAGAAAAAAATAATAATTAATCAAATTAAAACTTAAAACGAAAGTTTCACTAAATGTATAATGAGTAAAACTAACGCTTCCAAAAAGTCCTTTGAAAGAAAGGAAAAGAAAGATGGATCTCCCAATGCTAAATATGTCGATTTATTGGAGGTCGATAAACCTATTGCTGGTCAAAACTTTGGATGTTTTTCATTTATTTCTCCAGAAAAGACCTTGAAGCAGCGGGAAATGTTTTTATTTGAAGAATTCCTAAAGCAATGGGAAATGAACAAATCAATGGAAAAATTCCATCAGTTCCTTAATTTTGTTTCCTTTAAGTATAAATTGCAGTTTGAAGAAGTTATTAAGGATTTTGAATCGTTTGTCAAAGAAGAGCGAGATACTATCGTTAATTCCTCTATTGAAGATGACTACAAGACTTTCTTGGACCGTGATGAGGAAGAACTTGAAAAGAAATTTAACCTAAAGTATAATTTCCAAACGTCTGTAAGAGGTTTTAAGGCAAGAGGTAACTTCTCTTCTCAAGAAGAGGCCGAGTTGCGCGCTAAACTTCTAAGAGAAACTGACCCTAATTTTGATGTTTTTGTCGGTCCCGTTGGCACTTGGCTTCCTTGGGAACCTGAAGCATACAAGACCGGTCGCGTTGAATATATGGAAGAAGAACTCAACCAACTCGCTCACGAAAAGAAGAAAAATGAGACTGTTGCTAAAACCGCATTTGAGCAACGTGTTAAGGAAACTAAACAGAAGGCCATCGATGAAAATAAAAAGAATGCTGAAAAACACGGTAATGTTCTTACTCAAGATATTGATGAAGAAGGCAATTTGGTCGGAGCCGGTAACAGCACAACTGAGAGTAATTTCGCTTCTAAAGAACCTGATACTATTTCTGTTGCTGATATCCGTTCTGAACTTTTCGATGGCGAAAATGTAGTTGTTGGTAAGACTGATTATGGTCAGTCTCAGTTGAAGTCTGGACCATTCTCTAAAACTGAATAATCAATATAAATATTTATAAAACTAGTTAAACATTGCTTGAATAATAATGTATACATCATAATGTCAAAATTTTTAAGATTAACAAATTTAATAATAAATATAAATTATATAAATACAATAGTTATAAAGCCAAACAAATATTGTATTAATATTATGAGTAACCATTTTGATGGGTTACATTGGACTGTTGCTGGATTTGGTATTGGTAATATTTCTTCAAATAATTATGCAATTGAAGTATGTGAAACTAAACATTCAAGTGATTACAAAATAGTTTCTGATTGGATTGATAAACATTAGTGGGGTTTCCTAAGAGAATTTACGTTAAATAAATAAAAAATAATAATACTTTTTATTTATCTATTATACATTATAAGGATTAGGGTCTGTTACGCTATTTGTTAATTCCAATATGTAAATTTCTTTATCTTTAAAATTATTGTTAAGAATGTTTATTAATACTTCTTTTTCTTTATCTCTTAAGTTGTTTGGTTCTACTTTACCAAACTTTTGTAAAACTAAACCATCCACAATAGCCCTTATTGATTTTTTGAATTTTTTCATAAAATAGTCTAGTTCTTCTAAAGTAGTATTTTCATAACCAGCTTCAACTATTGGTAAATTGCGTTTTAATAAACTTCTCAATTCTATAAATTTCAAATAATAATATAATTTTTCATTTAATATTGCTTCTATATTTGGACATCTAAACATTAATTCTGTTTGTAATTCAGTATTGTATAATTTGAATATTTTTGGATGTTCAAAATAAGATTTCACATTTGCTTTTGTTTCTCCGAAAACAACATCACATAATGCTGTATATCTACCTGAAGGACTAAAATATGCTATTTTAACTAAGTCCTTTCCAACTGTTTTTTCACTTGTGTTCGGTAACTCTAATGATATATTTATAATACCTTCTAAAAACCATTTTATTAGAAAAGATATATGTTCCGCTACATTTCTCATTTTCCAATCATTGTATACAATGCTATCACTATGAGTTAATTGTATATCTATATCCTCGCTTATATATTTGGAAGTATTTTGTATTTCTGATAACACAAATTGAACAGCTTTTCCTCCTTTAAAAATGAAATTATAATCTTGGTCGTTCATTGTATTTGAAATTATACCTAATAACAATAATATTATACATAATGCTGTATTTATATTAATAAAATCTATTTGCTGTTGTTGACTTTTTAATTCGAATTCTGGATTTTTCTTTGTATAATATGCTGGAAACATTCGTTCTATTATTTCACAAGTAGTCCAAGGATTTTCTTTGTATCCGCTTCTATAAGACACTTTAAGCGGATTGTCTTCAAATAATCGTGCTCTTATGCGGTCCCTTAATGCAAACAGGTCTATACCCTTATTTGTAAACAGAACTCTCCAAAATTTTGGAGCTACACCTATATTGTAACCTATATTTGGCACATTGATTGGAACTTTTAGTTTTACTATTGGTGCTACTATTGTCGGCGCTACTTCTTCTACTATTGGTGCTTCTACTATTGGTTCTACTTGAGGTTCTACTTGAGGTGCTACTTGAGGTTCTACTTGAGGTGCTACTTGAGGTTCTACTTGAGGTTCTACTTCTTCTACTATTGGCACAGGTTCTTCTTTAGGAGCTACTTCTTCTACTGTTGGAGCTACTGCTTCTACTATTGGTGCTACTACCGTCACAGGTGATTCTGCTACTACTTGCACTTGTGGGGCTACTTCTATAGTTCTCATTATTTCATCGAATATTGGCTTATTTTCTTCTTTTAAATTATCTCTGGTCAAACCATATCGCGGATCTAAAAGTATTTTAATATTATCTATTTGTTTATTTTCAACAACATAATTAAATACATTATTTTTTGTATTGGATCTTCTGCTTTCAACGTTTATGTTTCCTCCATTTTCATAAAATAACTCTATTAATTTCTGTTTTATTTCTTTTTTAGTTATATTTTCCATTATAACTGTTGGAATTGAAACATAATCAACTACATTATTTAAACTTGGTTTCATATTTTCATCTACAGGAATTAATGTATTTATTGATTCCTTATTAGTATCAAAAAAAATCTTGATGTTTCTCGTAAATTTTTTAATGTCATTATTACTTTTATTTTTCCAGTTAATCAATGGCAATAATAAGTTTCGAAATTGGTTTCTAAATTCTCTTTCAAGTCCTATATCTTTGTCACCTCCTGATTGATTTCTTTTTGTTTTATTTTTATAATATTTTTTATAATATTTTTTAGATTGTCGTTTATATTTTTTTTTAGTTTGATTTTTGCCTCCATATTTTTTTATGTGTTTTGTTCTCATAATATAATTATATAAAATAAACTATAATTATATTTTTAAACAACTATTCTATATACATTTTCATTATTTTATGTTTCTTTACCAAATTGTAAAGCAAGAATATATAATCAAGTTATTTCTTTCTCTAAAAGAAAGCGGTTTTTATAAAAGCGGTTCTACCATTTGCTCTTTTTAACTGCTATTTTTGGTCCCTGACCACGTTTCTTCACGTTATTAGGGTCGTATTGCTCCTCATCGTCGTCATCATTTATTTGTTTTGATAATTCCCAGAACTCTTTTGAACCTAATCTGAAATCATTATGTGAATCCGCTTTATACCAAAATACCTGGTCCTGTAATTTGTTTGACTTTGAGTTGTTATTTATCACTAGACACTCATAATTTTCAGTGCATTGGTCCATCACCTGACAAAATGATTCAAATGTCGGAAACATACCCGCATAATTTTCATAAATACGCTTTCTATTTGCGATATAAGGTTCTCTTAAAATGAAGACGTAATCAATGTTAGTTCTAAGCGTTGGAGGGACACCTAAAGGATATTGCATTGTGATGACTAACATGACCTTCCAATGACGTCCATTCATAAATAGAAGTCGCATCATCTTATCACGCGCCCACGTATTGTCGTATAAACAATCATCTAAAATTACGAATGTTCTAGGGTCAATAGTGCTACGTTTAAATTGTTCCATTTCTTTTTTTATTTGCTTTAATACACCACGTTGTCGCTTTAAGATGTTTTCAATAATTGCAGTATTATATTCATTATGTATAAACAATTTTGGCACCAACTTGCCATAAAAACCGTTACCTTCTTCTGTTCCGGAAATAACGGTTCCGATAGGAATGTCCTGATGATAATAAAGTAAATCTCTTACTAAATACGATTTACCTGTGTCACGACGACCAATTAATACAATTACTGGACCTTTAGACTCATTTGGTTTAAAACTAATGTTTTTCATATCAAATCTTTTTAATTCTAGATTCATTTTATTATACTACATATAAAAATATTATAATTAGTTTAAACGTAAATATTGCCCTTTCCTAAAATATTAAGGATTATTTATAGCTTTGTAAAAATAATAAGTTAAATATAATTATAATTTATATTTTAATTAGCTAATGACAATTTCTGTAAACTACCAGAAAAGAAAGAACAACAATCTGTTCACTAAGTTCCAAACTAACAAAAATATTAATCTAATGAATGTTCAAAATTATATTCCTATTTACGATAGATTTTTTTCATTGAACAATACCAATTGGAATTCTATTAATCTAAATCACTATTGGGCCATTGCAGATATTAAGGATAATAAGATTAAGGATGATGAAGAACATATTTTTACATGTAAACTTAAAAATATTTCAGACGATGATGACCTATCCACTAATCAAAAAGTTTTCATTAAAATGGCTCCTCTATTGGACCCATTCAAATATGTTGTAGGTAAATATAATCATAATGACCCTGAACTATTTAATATGCCATCATTTGATAAAACTGTTAAAGTTCATCCAAAAATTAGCGACCCTAACAATTCTTCTTTTATTGATGGGTTTTTCTCATTCTTAACTAGTAAAATTTTACACGAACATCAATTTATTCACGGTCTCGATTATTATGGCTCTTTTTTGGCTGTTAAAAATGATTATAAACTTAACATTATAGATGATATCGATTATCTAATCCAATCTGAATTTTTTATAAAACAAAAAAATATTTTATTCAAAGTTGAAGATTATTCGCATTTAATTACACCTGATGAGAAAAAACCATTACAACCCTTGAAAATTTCATCCAGTTTAAAGTCTATTATGTCTGTTAATTCTATTGATGATACTATGTTTGAGAATATTTTCGATAAATCATTTATTTCTCCTTCTGAACATCTCTCGCTTGATGATGTTAAAACAATGGGCGTCGACTTGGTGGATATCACTAATTCAAATGATTTTGATGTAACTAATCAAAAAAAATCAGAAACTCTTAAATCCGGATCAACTTGTTCATCTAGAACATCCCATACAAACGATAATGATTTAAGTGAAGACGATGAAACTAAAGATGATGAAACTAAAGATAATGAACATTGTGAGAGTATTGTTAGCAAAAGTTCTAATTCTGAATTTAATAACGCAGATGATAATGCAGATGATAATGAGAAATGGGAAGATGAATCAAGTGAAACTAATATTGAAGAAGAAACTTTAATTCTTACTTTTCCAAAATTTCCAGTTCAAGTTATATGTATGGAAAAATGTGAAAATACATTAGATGACTTGATTATGAATAATGAATTATCTGACGATGAATGGTTTTCAGCATTAATGCAAATCATTATGATTCTTATCACTTATCAAAAAATGTTTTCCTTTACACATAATGACCTCCATACTAACAATATTATGTATATTCCTACTAACAGAAAATTCCTCTACTATACTTATAAAAAAAAGACATACAAAGTTCCTACTTTTGGTAAAATTTATAAAATCATTGATTTTGGTCGTGCTATATACAAATTAAATGGTAAGGTTTTTTGCAGTGATAGTTTTCAAACTGGTGGAGATGCCGCTACACAATATAATACCGAACCTTATTTTAATGAAAAGAAGCCCCGCTTAGACCCTAACTTTAGCTTTGATTTGTGTCGGCTTGCATGTTCTATTTTTGATTATCTTGTTGATGATTTTGATATGATTAAGAATATTAATGACTGTTCTCCATTAGTTCAACTTATTGTTGAATGGTGCATTGATGATAATGGTGTAAATGTTTTATACAAAAATAACGGCGTTGAGAGATATCCTGATTTCAAGTTATATAAAATGATAGCGCGTTATGTGCATAAACATACACCTGTAGCTCAACTAGAACGCAAAGAGTTTTGCAAATTTATTATACCTAATAAAAATATTCCAAAAGCGGAACCAATAATTAATATTGATGAATTACCGTGTTATTTCTAAAATTTTAATTTAGATGATTATTATAAAAATTAATAAAAAATATTATTATATAATAATATAATAATATGGACAAATATGGTTTTATCATTACAAGACACGTTAACTCAGAAATTACAAACAGATATTGGAACCAAAACGTTAAACTTATAAGAACGTTTTATCCATTGAGACAAATAATAATTATTGATGACAACAGTAAACCAGAATTTGTTAAAGCAGACCATCAATACAAAAACTTAACTGTAATACAATCCGAATATCCTGGACGAGGCGAGCTTTTACCATACATTTATTACTTAAAATATAAATGGTTTTCTAATGCTGTAATTATACACGATAGTTTATTTATTCATAAAAGAATTCCTTTTGAACATTTAAATATACCAGTTTTACCGTTATGGCATCACGAATATGATAAAGATCATTTAAATAATTTATTAAGAATATGCTCAGTGTTAAGTAATAAATCAAAAATTATTAAAACAATAATGGGTTCTGAGCTAAATGTTCTTGGAATGCAAAAAGATAAACATTATTTATGCTTTGGTGGACAATGTTACATAAATCTTAACTTCTTGGAATCATTAGAAAATAAATATAATATAACAAAATTAGTAAATGTTGTTACAACACGAACTGACCGTTGCGGATTAGAACGAATTCTAGGTGTATTATTTTGTGAAGAATTTTATAAACTAAAAAATTTTAAATCTTTATTTGGAGATATATTAACCAAAAAATCAGCATATAATTATACATACAACGATTATACAAGGGATGTTAAAAGCGGTATAGTGCGCTATCCTTTTGTAAAAGTGTGGACTGGTCGTTAAAATGGCGGATTATCTGTAAATGCTAATGGAGAAATAGGTGCAACTGTTTCATTAATTACCGGATTTAATTGATTTGAAATAAAATCACCGGCAATTACACTTACATAAACTAACAAGGCATCTCTAATTAATATCTTTAATGGTTTTGGTTCCTTGTCAATATATCTCATTTCTAAGAATTTTGCTATAAAAAATATAACAGATATAATTCCGGCTACTAAAAATATATTATCCATTTTACAATATATTTTTAGTTTTCTAAATGATTAATAACGCATATCAGAAAACTACGTTTTCCTTAATTTTTATTTCCAATTTTCTTGATATAAACTATGTTTTTCTCTTACTTCGTTACAACTTTTTCTAAAACTGGATAATTTATGCTAAAATTTCAATATCATCTAACAACAAATCTGGTTCTAATTTAACATCAGGAGGATTAATTATATGAACATCTAATGCATTTAACGATACATCTTCATTTGATATATTTAATTTGTCATCATCGTCTTCCTCTTCCATCTTCCTTTGTATATTTCTTAATGCGCTAATTTCCTCTAATCTTTCAATCGTTTTTGGTGCATTAATTAGTTCTTCTGTTCCATTTTTACCCATAACTGAATCAACGTCATTAAATTTTAAACCTACATTTCCCCCTTCTTTTCCTTCAAAAATAGATTGGCTTTCGGTTTTTACGTCGGGTTTTTCAATAATTTGTTCCTTAATTTCTTCCACAACATCTTCTTCTACTGTTTCGTCCATATAAGCTCTTAAGATGCTTTCAACTGGGATGCTTTCTCTTACTGCGTTCAAAACACATTCTTGAACAATTATTTCTAGTTCTCTGTTGTGCTTTTGAACTTGTAATGGTGGTGCATTTAATTCAAATAGGTAAACATTTTTGTAAATCTTTCTTGCCACATTTACGTAAGCCTTATGAATAAAATCATCTAGCTTTGGTATGTTTATATCTATCTTCTTTTGTTTTTGTCCAACACGCATAGCAGTTAATAATTTTAGTTGAATAATGTGAATACATGTGACTAATTCTTCTAAATAGGAACACCCGCTCCTTTCAATAATTCGTTTTCTTTCATTTTCAATAATATTTACATTCCACTTTGGTATTCTAGTAATTAAGTTTTGAAAAGTCATTAAATACTTATCTGTTTCACCATTTTCTTTGCACAGTTTATACGATTCTTCAAAAATAGACTTAAACCCTTCGATTATCAAAGGCGTCAAAATAGTCAACAAACGGGCTCCCCATTCATTCTTTGATTCGTGTAATGAACTAACATTGAAATCATCCATAATGTAAATATTTGATGTTAAAATTTCATTATTTAAACTAATTTATCATTTTTCTAAATTTCTAGAGGGGGCATTATATGGAATTTTTGGTCGTCTTAATTAATATTTCTGTGATGTGATTGATTATGCTCTTGTTTTTATACTCATTATATTGGTAGTATTTTTTCAGTCAGCAACTTCAAAGTACAAAAGTGAATTGGTTTTCGATTTTGGACATTTATAAATGTCCATTTTTGGAAAACCGAAAAAACTTTTAAAAAAAAGTTGCGAAAACCGACTTGTGACCAAAATGCTCTCATTTTCATTTTTGTGTTATTTTTTTTGTGATGATATATTTTTTTTTATATTTTTGTAAAACGATTTAAAAATAAAATGTCCAGCTACTTTAGGAAATAAATGGAAATTTATGGAAATGAAAAAGTATGCTCGATTTTTTACTGTAAAAACTGTGACTACTCTACTAGCAAGAAATCAAACTATGATAAACATACTTTGACATCAAAACATAAAACGGCTACTTTGGAAATATTTGGAAATAGTGACGATAATCCGTGTGTCTGTAAACATTGCGGTCATAAATATAAGACCATTAGCGGGCTATGGAAGCATGGTAAAAAATGTAGCCAGCAAAATAAAACCCAAATACTTTTAGAAATGATTAAAAAAGATGAAAATGTTAAAGACTACCTTATTGAACAAAATAAACTACTTATATCTCAATTATCAGAACAAAATAAAACATTAATAGAACAAAATACAAAGCTATTTGAAATTGCACAAACTAACAAAGGCGGAAACGTTAACAACCATATTAACAGTCATAACAAATTCAACATCAATGTGTTTTTAAATGAAACGTGTAAAGACGCTATTAATCTAACTGATTTTGTCAACCAAATTAATTTATCCATCAGTGACCTTGAAGAAACTGGAAAACTCGGATATGCTGAAGGAATTAGCCAAGTATTCATCAAAAATCTTAACGGAATTGATTACACTCAACGACCAATACATTGTAGCGATTCTAAAAGAGAAATTCTTTACATTAAAGAAGATGACCAATGGATAAAAGAATCTGATAGCAAGGATAAACTAACAAATGCTATTAAAATTGTCGCCAATAAAAATATAAAACAAATTCCTGAATGGCAAAAAGCTAATCCTAAATATAATGACCCTTCATCTAAACAAAATGATAAATATATGAAAATGCTTTGCGAAGTTATGTCTGGTTCTTCCAAAGAAGAACAACAAAAAAATTATAGTAAAATCATTAAAAACATCTCTAAAGAGGTAATTATCGATAAAGATAATTTGTATTAATTTGTAATATCCTGATCTATATTTTCAGAATATTACATAAATGATATGTTTTCCAGTTTTGTTTCCTTATCTAAAAATGTAAAATTCAGCACAAACATCAACAATAATTTCTCGTTTCTAAATTCTTTCCTAACTTTATTAAAAGCTATTAACAACTCATATCTTTTATCTTGTGACAACGTAAATAAACCGTCCTCTATTAGCTTTATTACATCCAATGCATTATATGCCTTTTCATACAACTTTATAACAAATCCTTGTAACTCTGTTTCTGTTGTTTTTGCAGTTATAGATTTTTGTATTTCCTTTTTTAACCATTCATTCCTTTGATTTTTTATATCTGTTAGTTTAAAAGTCTCTTCCAA